CCGTCGCGCTTTTTTGCGCTCAATTTCTGAAAAATCGGGGAGGCTGGGGCGATGGCCAAGCGAGGCCAAAGGGAAAAACCAAAGACGGACGGCTCGGCGATCCCAGGCGCTCCGGATTCTCTGTCGTCGGTTGAAAAAAAGCATTACGAGCATTTCGCTGGGCTGGTTCGTCGCGCCGCTTTTGCGGTTGGGATCGATGTCGAGGCGATCGCCTTGGCTGCTCAGCGGAAGGCCAAGCTGGAAACGCTCCGCCGGATGTTTGCCGCTTTGCCCGAGGCCGATTACTGGCTAACTTCTGATGGCGGATCCTGCAAGGCGCACCCGCTTTTTGCCGAGCTTCGGCATGCCGAAAAGGCGATGGATGACAGCCTCCGCAACCTGTTCCTGTCCCCCAAAAGCCGGGCCCAAAACAGGACCGGAGGTGCGCGGGAGGTCGACCCCGCCACCGAGGCCAAGACCGCCGCCCAGGCGAAGATCCTCAAGTACCTCGCCTGATTCCCGGGGTAACTCCCCGGCATGTTACCTTCTGCTGTTTTCGATGGATTTTGTCGCGAGCTTTTGACCCACACCAAAGGCCCTCTCGGTGGCCAGCCGTTGGCGCTTGACCGTTGGCAAATGCGCGACATCATCCAGCCCCTCCTTGATACGAAAAACAAAAACGGACTGCGCCGCTATCGTCAGGCGCTGGTGATGCTGGGCCGTAAAAACGGCAAAACCACCATTGCTTCCGCGCTCGCCCTTTACATGCTATTCAGCGACAGGGAGCCGGGGGCCGAGATCCTTTCCGCCGCTTGCGACAGCGACCAGGCCGCGCTGGCCTTCGACATCGCCAAGCAAATGGTTTTGGCTTCGCCCATCCTCTCGGGCAAGTGCAAGGTCTACCGCCGACACATCGAGGCCCGCCGGGGCGCTGTCTACAAAGTCATCGCCGCCGACGCCGCAGGCAACCTTGGCCACAACATTTCGACCCTCATTTTCGATGAGCTTCTCACTCAAAAAAATCGCGATCTTTACGAATCTCTTGTCACCTCGATGGGAGCCCGCACCGAGCCGCTGGCCTTCATGATCAGCACCGCTGGCCACGATCGGGGCACCCTTTGCTACGAACTTTACAGCTACGCCAAACAGGTTCGCGAAGGCGTTGTCATCGACCCGACCTTTTTGCCTGTGATCTACGAGGCCCCACGCCAAATCGACTGGAAATCTTCCGAGGCGTGGAAGGCCGCCAATCCCGGACTCGGAAAATCCGTCACCCTCGAATATCTCAAAGACACCTGCCAACAAGCCCAAAACAATCCCGCCCGCGAGCAGAGTTTCCGGCAATACCACCTCAACCAATGGGTCGACTCCGCCGCACGCTGGATCACGACCGAGGCCTGGAACTCTTGCGAGGCACACCCCGTCAACCTCGAGGAAATCCCGTGCTACGCCGCGCTGGATCTTTCCTCCCGCACCGATCTCACATCGTTTACGCTCGCCTTCCCCCTCGATGGGGCGATCCATCTGAAATCTTTCGCCTGGACTACCTCGGCCATGGTGGCAAGGCGAAGCGACACCAACCGAATGCGCTACGACCAGTTTGTCCGGTCCGGAAATCTGGAGGTAATTCCGGGCGAAATTATCGACTACGAGGTGGTTTTGCGCCGCATCGCGGAGATCGCGGAGGAATATCAGATCCGGGAGATCGCCGTCGACCCGTGGAACGCCGAATTTTTGATGCAAAAGCTCGAAAATCAGGGCTATTTGGTCAAGGAATTCCGCCAGGGCTTCCGCTCGATGAGCCCTCCGACCAAGGATTTCGAGGCTGCGGTGATGCAAAAGCAGATTTCCCACGATGGGAATCCGGTTTTGCGCTGGTGTGTCGACAATGTCGTGATCGAATTCGACGCCGCAGGCAATCAAAAGCCCTCCAAAAAGCGCTCGACCGAGCGGATCGACTGTGCCGTCTCGGCAATTATGGCCTTTGCCCGGGCCCGCACCGCCGAGGCCACCGGGGTAAATGGAGAGAGCATCTACGAATCCCGAGCGCTTGAGGTGTTTTGATGTCCGATTGGGTCCATTCTGCCGACACGATCGACCTCGAAACACGCATGGGAAAGGTCAAACCTACGCCGATCGGGCCGATCACGACCTCGGTGCTGACCGCTCCGACGACGACAGGCGTGACGGTCTCCGAGACCTCCGCCCTTGCGGTCTCCGCTGTGTTCGCCGCGGTCCGGGTGATCTCCGAGGCCATTGGCACACTGCCTCTTAATGTCTATCGAAAGGATGGCCAAAAGCGCTTTCTCGCCCCGGACCATCCCGCCTATCGTGTGCTCCACTCCCAGGCCAACCCCGAGGCTCCCGCATCGGTTGCTCGGGTCGCTTTGGTCGCCAAGATGCTCCTCCATGGAAACTCCTACGCCGAAATCGAGCGCGACCCGCTGACCGGCGAAGTCGTCAACATTTGGCCTCTGACCTTTGCGAGCGTGATCCCCTGGCGTGATCAGCGGGGATTTCTTTTTTATCGCTGCACCCCGTACATGGGGAACATCGTCGATTTTGACCCTAACGATATCCTTCATTTTCGAGGCTTTTCTCTCGATGGCCTTGTGGGGGTTTCGGTGATCCGTCAGGCGCGTGAGTCGCTCGGTCTCAACATTTCTCTCGAACGCTACGGCGCGGGATTCTTCGGGCGTGGCGCTCGCCCGGGCGTGCTTCTGAAACACCCTGGCCGATTGTCGGATGATGCCCGCAAGCGCCTGCGCGAGGGCTGGGAGCAGATCCATTCAGGAGGCGAAAATAGCCACCGCACGGCCATCCTCGAAGAGGGGATGGAGGTCTCGACCGTCTCGGTCCCCAACGATGATGCGCAATTTTTGGAGAGCCGAAAATTTGGAGTCGAGGAGGTTGCTCGCTGGTTTGGCCTGCCGCTGTCTCGCCTGCGTGTCCAGGGCGCGACCGCCTTCTCCAACATCGAACAGGACGGCATCGATTTCGTCGTCAACACCTTGCGTCCTCATCTCGTCCGCATGGAGCAGGAAATTTCCGTCAAACTTTTTCCGCATGGCGACTACTACGCCGAGCACTCGGTCGAGGGCCTCCTTCGTGGCGACATCCAGACCCGTTACAACACCTACGCCATCGGTCGCAATAACGGCTGGCTCTCGGTCAATGATGTCCGCCAGATGGAAGGTCAACCCCCCATCGAGGGCGGTGATACTTACATGCAGCCCTTGAACATGCAGACAATCAACCAGCAAACCAGCGGCACCCAAATCCCCCCGTCAACTCCGCAATTCGGCCAGACGCCTTTGACGGGCAATCCCAAGCCACTTCTACCCGCCCGCGACCCAAACCCCACCTCTGAAGCCTAAAGCGCATGTGTACCTGTCCACCAAGGAGAGCACATGACCGAAAGGCGCACACTTTTGATCCACGAACTCCGTGCCGACCCCAAGGCGCGGCGGATCGCCGGAATCGCGGCGTCCTACGGCGTCCTTTCCGCCGACCTGGGAGGTTTCCGCGAACGGATTGACCCGGGCGCTTTTACCCGAACCCTCTCCGAAAAATCCAATATTCTCGCGTATTACAACCACGACTCGGCTTATGTTCTCGGCTCGACCCGGTCCGGATCGCTCCATCTTTCCAGCGACTCCATGGGCCTCAATTTCCAAGTCGATCTCCCCGACACCAGCTACGCCAGGGATCTTATCACCCTGATGGAGCGGGGTGATGTGTCGCAAATGTCGTTTGGCTTCGTGACCAAACGGCAATCCTGGGACGAGCCGTCACCCGGCGAGGCCCTTCGCGTCCGCACGCTACTTGATGTCGACCTGCTGGAGATCTCCGTCGTCGCCGATCCCGCATATCCCGAAGGGACCGAGGCCGCGCTTCGCTCCCTCTCCGACCACCGAGCCCGTCAGGCCGTGGAGCGCTCCAGGCGCTTGTTTTCTTTCGCCACTCGACGGGCCTAAAGCCCAAAGGATTTTGAACATGGAAACGATCCGAAAATTGAAGGAGCAGCGCAGCTCCGTGATGGCTCAATGGTCTGACCTTTTGAAGGTCGCCGAAACCCGCGAATGGACCCCTGAGGAGACCCAGATGGTCGCCCAGCTCCAGGCGATGGTCGAAGACCTCGATAAGCGCGTCCTTGCTTGCGAAGCCTATGTCGAATCCGATCCTGCCGAGGACGCCAAAGCCGCCGAAACCAACGCCGCCGATGAGGCCAGCGACAAAGACAAGGAAACCGGCAGCCGCAACAAAAAGGCCGAAGCCTCCCGCAGCGCCTTCGCTTCCCGCCGGGCGATGCCCGCTCCCGGGTTTGTCTCCGACTACAACGATCGCCAAAGGACCCGCGACAAGAATCTCGCCCTGCGCGGATTCCTCCTGGGCAACGAAGCGACCAACGAACAGCGCGCCGCCGCCGAGCGGACTGGCCTCAACCTCAACAGCCGCTCTCTCTCGATTCCATTGAGCGCATACCAGATCGAGGAACGGGATAACACCTCCTCCGGATCCGCTGGCGGCTACACGATTCCCCAAGGGTTCCTTGCGGAATTAAACATCCGCCGGGCCTTGTTTAATCCGATGCGCGACCACGCCCGGGTGATCCAGACCGAGACCGGCAACCCGCTCCCATTGCCCACGACCGATGATGTGTCGAATACCGGATCGCTTGTGTCCGAAGGCACGGCCAGCTCGGCGACCGATGTCACCTTCGGCCAGGTGACCCTCAACTCCTACACCTATAGGACTCTGATCAAAGCTTCCAACGAGCTTCTCAGGGACACTGGCATCGACATCCAGGCCTACCTGGCCCAGTTGATGGGCGACCGGATTGGCCGCTCGGAATCGGCGGCATTTGCCACCGGCACCGGATCGAGCCAGCCCCAGGGCTTTGTTACCGGCGCATCTGCTGGCATCACCGCCGCCTCGGCGACGGCGATCACCATCAACGAAGTCGTCGGCCTCATCAACAGCCTCGACGCCGCGTACCATCCCAACGCCAAATTTGCGATGCACCAGAGCGTTTGGTATTACTTGCTCAAGCTCCAGGATAGCCTGGGCAGAAACCTGATCCCGATGAACTACGCCGATCCAACAGATCGTCGTCTGATGGGCTTCCCCGTCATCCTCAACAACTCGATGGCAAGCTCGGTGGCCACCACCGCCAAGACGATCGCCTTCGGGGATTTCGAACAGTTCTATATCCGCGATGCGGGCCCCTTGGAAATCCGCCGCCTCGACGAGCGCTACGCGGATGCCTACGAAACCGGCTTCCTCGCCGTCGGTCGTCGCGACTCGAAGGTTGTCCAGACCAACGCGATCAAGCTTTTGACACAGGCTTAATCCCCGCCTGTTGTGACCCCTTGGGCCCGCTCACCAGCATTGGCGGGCGGGCCCTTTTTCTTATGCCCTTTGAAGTCGATACGCGAGGTGGAATATGGCCGAAATGTTTTTGGTGCGGCAGGGAATGGTGGGCGATAGCTTTGTCCACAAGCCGGGCGACATCATCGCCTGGGAAGCGACCAACGAAATCCCGGCGCTTCTCGAAGCGGGTATCCTTGAGATCCATCAGGCCGCTCCTCCGGAGACGCCCGAGCCCGAAACGCCCGAATTGAAAAAATCCAAAAAGAAGGAATCGCGCTAATGTCCCTCCCCACCCTGGCCGAGGTCAAGCTTCACCTCAGGGTGGATCACACCTATGAGGACTCGCTGATCTCGACGATCCTTGCCGGATCGATCGATCTATTCGAAAAGCATACGCGGCGCATCCTGACGGAACAGACGCTCACCCACAAGCTTGATGGCCTCCCCAAACAGATCCTCCTCCCCCGTGGCCCTGTTACCGGGGTGACCTCGATCACCGTGCGCACGGCGACCAGCACCGAGACGATCAGCGCCTCGAACTATCTCGCCTTCGTCGGCCAATCCGAAACCAAACCGCAAATCTATTTCAAGGACAATGTCGCTTTGCCTGAGGTCGATGGCTACCCGTACGCGGTGACCGTGACCTATACCGCCGCGACGACGACGATTCCCGCCTCGATCAATCAGGCGATCCTGCTGATGTGCGCCCACTGGTACGAAAACCGGGCCCAGGTCGGCCCCACAGGGGGCGGAGAAGTGCCTTTCGCTTTTGAGGCCATCGCCAACAAATACATTTGGGGAGCCTATTCGTGAAAATCGGCGACCTCAAAAGGCGGATGGAGCTCCAGGCACCGACCGATTTCACGGATGACCTCGGCCAGCCGGTCAGAAGCTGGTCAACCTACGCCACAATTTGGGCCCAGATTTCCCCTATCTCGGTCGCCGAAGGGCTTTTTGGGTCGCAGCTCAAGGGGCTTGAGACCCATTCGATCCTGATTCGAT